GCCATATCTAATGCTGTACAGGTCATTTGATATTTTGTTCCTTGATTATCTTTAATTATTATTCCATTCTTTGTATTTGGAATTGTAGAGTTAAAAGAATCATCGGTTAAAAAGTCCCCAACCTGCATACCATAAGAATCAGTTGCTGCCCTTAATGATGATGCCATTGTGTTTTTTAACTCAGCAGAAATAGCATTACCACCTCCATTTTTCAGCACTCTTCCATCTGGTTTTATAACCTCATACTCTAATCTACCTTGAGGTATTATATTATCTTTCATACTATACTCCGTTAGTTATTGAATAAACATTCAGGTTTTCATCTATAGCAAATAAGTCTGCTTTATCTGTAGAACCCATATCTAAGGTGTACCAGATCGCTTGGCCTTCCTTAGATCTTTGAACATCAAAAGAATATATGTTTTGTTTATCCGATCCAAAGCGGCAAAGCATTCTTCCTTTCTTAACATCATAAAAAAATCTTGACTGTTCTATATTTGACTTACTTTGATATACATCTTTTATTGGTGTTGTTATTGGATAAATATTAAATCCAGGATCCATCACATAAGCATTATCACTACCAGCAAAAAAAGTTTGGCCACCTATCGTAACAATTGAATCTGGTGCAGTGCAGCCAATATTTTCTTCTGACTCTATTAAAGACCAGTTCGATGGGTCTGTAGATGGTATTTCTAATCGATATATTCCTCTTTCCATAAATACGATTAAATTCCCTAAGTGTGTCGTAAGGCCAGTGATAGCACCACCTTGTATATCTTTTATTTGTATAAAGTTTGTAATGGGTAATACATCAGGTTGACCAAGCTCAGAATAAATAATCCAATCTTCATGATCCTCTGCATCCCCATCAGGATCTAGTCTTACATTTCCAACAAATTGTCTAGACCCTAAATATGTAGAATACTTATGATTTACAGTTATTTTAGTCTTTTCTCCTAGATGATGTAAACCCTGGTCATTTAAATCGTAATCATAAAAATATAATGTTACATCATTACCTGATGTTGCATATCGATACCCTTTAGTTATGTCTACTGAAAAATTAGCAGTCTGATCTGTATCGCTGTCTAATTTTAGAGCTCTTTCCATACTGTCAACAATTACATGTTCCATCCCAGTTATTGCAGAATTATATGCTACATTCCCAGCAGCCTCTCCTGCATGATAATCAAATGTACTTTTATATATAACATTCTTACCTGCAAATCCACCTTCGTTTGCTGAAAACTCTACATTCCAATCATTACTTTGATCTTTTATTGCTATAGTGTAAGCACCATTAAAAATCTTATGTGCAGTTTGGGTAACAGATGATGCACTCCCTGTACTGGTAACAAGTGTAAATAATCCCCCCCAAGTATTTCCTGGCCAAGAACTTTCTGAGAAATAATGAGTTATTTGATTTCCATTCACTGTGTTGTTTGTTGTATATGTTCCAAGTATTAATCCTTTTGCTCCAGAACCTGATAAGTTTCCCCAATCACTTGGCTCATCTGATATATTTCCTGAAACATATAATATGTTATCTAAAGGAGTTACTGTTTGTGATGCTAATATATCATCATGTGTAGATTTTGTGTTTAAAGGGATAGTAAAAATGTGATAATATACTGGGTCGATATTGCCTGTCGCTGTTGTCGAATAGGACCGATATACTTTTATTGCTGTTATTCTTTCATTAAAATCTTTTACTCCCCCAGTAGAGCCAGTACCTTTTTTCATTTTAAAAGCAGTTCGTAATGACTTGTCGTTATTCGTCATTGCATGATAAGAAAATGACTCTGGTAATGGGGCCTCCTGGGTACCATCAAATACAGGTACAAACTTATAATAATAGTGTCCGCTTTGTTTTACACCTGCTCCTATTTCTGTAATTTTTTGTGGGTCCCAAACTCCTGGTAAAGATGGAGCAGCATCATCATAATCAAAACTGTCAAATGTGTTTGTACCAAAGAAATAGTTTCTATCTATCTTTTGATATATACCAGCTTTATTGGTAGTTCCATTGGCAAATCTTAGAGCTCTACCATAATTGGTAATATCAATATCTGATACTGTATTTGCTAATTCTTTTATTTCTGCTGCACTTGAGAAATTGGCAGCACAGGATTTTATTTTACCTTCTTGATATTCGTAATATATCCATAGTGGAGCAGATAAATCTTGACTAGACCACTTTTGTATAGCAGATATATTATCACCAGTCATAGTGGTTCCATCTGCCCTACCTTTACGTTTAACTAGTTTTCCATGTTCCTCTGTTTCAAAGTTGACACTACTAGTAGCTGAATTAGGGTTAATATCCTCTGGGTCTGCATAAGTAACTAAACCGCCATCAAATACAGGAATCTGAATTACACTCATAAGTATGCATTCCCAAATACATCGATAACATCCTGTACCCCATCTATGCTTTTATGTTGAGACTGTTGTCTTGCTTTATCAACATCATTTAAATATCTAACTCTATACATATTAGCAGCCTCATAGTCATTTGCATTTTCTGATAAAGCTGACTTTGCATAACATATTAAGTAATGATGATACACTTGTGGTATCAATGGACTATTACCTGCATCAATATCAAATTTTTGCCCTTGTACTAATGCTTGGCCTTTTAACCCTAAAGAACCCCAGTTAGTTAATAAATCTGCCCAGGTGTTATTATAGAAGTTTAACCACATCCCCTGCTCATCGGATGTGACTACTATCTTTTCATTATCCTGGAAAGTGCCTGAAGTTATTTCTAATACAAGGTAGCCACTTTTTTGAGCTATCTCCCTTATGTCAGCAACCTTTGCCGTTGCAGAAGATGTTAAGCCAAGAATTTCATCCCCCACTAAAAACTGATCTGCTATCAATCCATCATATCTAAGGAAATCATATTTAGTTGCTGAATCATCCAGGTGTTGAGGTTTAGCAGCATAAGAAAAAGTAACTAATGCTGAATCGCCAGTTGACATTGCTGGATAAAGATGCATCCTTTCACCTCTTATAAAATAATGTTCTGGATCTCCAGTTCTTATTGTTCCATCTGTTTTATATCTAGAGAAATCTTCAAAGTGAGAAATTCTATTTAATGTTCTAGTTTTAAATTCAACATTACCCACTATCTCTATAAAATCTTTCGGCAAGTCTATATAGCTATCATTTGTATGAATCATAAAGGACCAATCTTTAACATAGCATTTTGTAGTCATTGCAAAATCTTCTTCGCCTTCTTGTAAAAACTTTTTAACCATTGTTCTAGGTACATCAGACCCATAACCAGTTAACACTCTATCAATTAAACTTTCCCAGGTCATGCTTGTACCCTTTCATTTAACACTTGAATTAAACCCATACCATGAGCCTTTGCATCCATTCCTCTATCTAGTTTTGCATCCATTTCCCATAATTGAGCCTCTGCTAGATCTAAAACAATTTCATGGAGGATTACATTCAAAATGCATTCAGTTGCATTTGCACCAATATTACTAGGTTTTTTAAGATACCATATTTCAATATTTGCATTTGCTGCTGGTCCTTCACAATAAACCGAATCACTAAACACATATGATATAGGCTCTGTTGCAGTTGGGGACATATAAGAATTTTCTAATCCTTTTAAATGACTAGGACTAATCATAGGTGCCCATTTCCCAGTTGAAACTTTTACTCCTATTATACCATTTCTAATTGGTATAGAGTTCAAGCTACTAAGAGCTACGGCATTACTACTCATAGCCTTTGTTTCAAATATTTCTAATTCTCTGAGGTATAGATTATCTATATAAGCGATGACAGTTTTTTGTGCAATATTCAGTGCATCTAATTTTGTAGCCTGGGAAAAGGAAGTGTCATCCGTATCTTCCACTCTCAACCCAAGAGTTGTTAACATTTCGTTACCAGTCATATATCCCTCTAATTATGTTAGGTGGGCCTAAGGTTAGACCCACCCAACGATGATAAGCTAATTGCTACTATTTAAGAAACAGTAACAATTTTCCAAGATCCAGCAGCCGCATTATCTGCGGTTTCGCACATGTGCAACTTTCCAGTTGCAGCATTAACGTACAATGAACCTTTTGGTGCAGCATGAGATGGTGTTCCTGAGCCAGAGTAAAATTTTACTCTACCCATTTGCACAAACCAATGCCCACCAGCATCTTTTCCACCTGCAACTTGAGGTTTCTTAGCATCATCATTTGTTTGCGATGTAGCCATATTATCCTCCTTTAGTAGCCTGTAGCTAGACCAGAAATTCGGCCTAACATACTTGGGTTAGAAACAGTCAAGGCTCCAAGCCAAAGTATTTTGGCTATCCTAGCATCTTGATTAACTGGTTTTTGAAAACCTTCAAATGCGAAGTTTCTCTTAGAGTGATGTCTGAAACCAATATATTTCTCATTCAAGAAATACATTTCTCCAGCAGGACACTTATCGTCAACGACAACATCCGCCCCTCTATATTTAAGTGCCTGGAATCCAGCATCAGCTAAAGCAGATGAGGAAGGTCCAAACCTTTTTTGACCTGAGAGTGATTCTTCGTAGCAGTCAAAATTTATTTGATCGGTTATGATTAATGTCGGTTGGTCTGAACCAACAGAACATTTACCATACATTTCTCTCATTTCTCTTTGAATGCTATTGTCACCACTACCTGCTAATGTATTAAATACATCACTATCTGCGGTAGCAACATTGCCTCTCCACCATTCGTATCCACTATTTGCAGTAGACATTCTAGATATTCCACCTAGCTTTCCACCAACAGCAGTTTCAGCACTTGAATCGGATGGACTAGCAATAATATGTTTTAAACCAATAAAACCACTATCACTGTCACCTTGTGTTCCATACAGTTGATCACCGAAAAGATCTTTTATACTCTTTTCCGCATTTTTTACTTTTGCCTCTAAAAGATCAATTACTCTTTCAGGGCCACTATTAATTGCCTCTTCTTTACCAGAAATGGATATTGTTACATAAGCCTGTTTCCAGTTATAGACAGCATCAGTAAATACCTCAGTTGGACTAGTGTCCATTACATCGTACCCTGAATAAAATCCTTTGGCAGCAGCTTTTCCGTATTCCAAAGGTTGTAAAACCTTGTTACCAGATGCGGCAGCTTTAGATTTTCTGAGTAATCGATGCGTTAAGATATTCGTTTTAAAGACGTTATCTACTAAAAGAGGGATGTACTTATCTTTCGTTAAAGCACTCAGATTGTCATAATCTAATGCCATTTACATACTCCTTTAAGCATATAGTTCATATTTTAAGGCCATATCTCTTGCCTCATCAAAATCCTTCGGCTTTGCATTGGTGATCGATTGATCTCCTTTATGCTTAACACTTGCCTCAGGTATTGATTTTTTGGCATTGGCCTCTTCTATCTTCTTAACAGCTTTCGCAAAAGCACTATCTTCAGTTGCTTTATGGTTAGTAAGTACAAAAGCATCTTCCAGATTTGTCATCTGTTTTTCATAAGCTGTATTCAAGACTTGTTTAACAGCATCATCTTGGCCTTCCAATTCAGGATGGTTTCTAACTAATGCACTGATGTCTCTTTCCAACTGTTGAGTTGCTTGTTGTTCTTCTAGTTTATCCTCAAGCTCCTGGATTCTGCTTGTCAATTTGTCATCAACTTCAGTTTCCTTTGTGTCCTGAGTAGTTACTTCGCTAGGCTCAACAACTTTAGGCTTAGTAAATAACGAATGGTCCTCCCCTAAGTAATCTTTTAGGGTGTCCATGAGCTCTGAGTCTTTCCGCAATTCATCCCAATGAGCTCTTTCCTGTTCTAGGGATTTACGTTCTGCGGCATTCTCTTGAGCTTTTTGAGTGTTCGATTTAAACCACTCACTTCTGTTCTTAGAATCTTCTTGGAAGGTTTTTATATCTTCAAGTGAATATTCTTTGCCATCGATCTCAACTGACGTTACTTCTTCAGTCGTTGGTGCATCTTCAGTCTGAACTAGTTGCTCAGTTTCCTGAGTCTGTTCATCTATGGTTGCTTCCTCACCATTGGGCTGATTATCTTGTTCGGTAGATTGTGCAGCACCTTCTTCATCGACTAATAAAGATTGTGCGACATCAGCTTCTACTTCTACTCCATAATCTGCTCCTACTATGTTATCTGACATATTTGTGTCTCCATATATTTGGTGATAAAAATCTATTATATATAATTATTTACCAAATAAAAGAGGGGATCTTCCTTTTTTATTTTTTAAAAAAATTATCTACCCAACATTTTCCGCAATACATGATTCCTAGCCATATTGATATTTCAATTATCTCAAAATATCCTAAGCTGTTTAATACACCTACATCCACTATTGGATATCACCTGGTAGTCTATTTAGTAAGTCAGGGTTTTCCTGAAGATTCTTTAATATCTCATCTTCATTGGTCCCTAGCTCTGCCATCTCTTCTTCCGACATAGATCCTCCACCTCCAGCTTGTTCCATCATTTGCCTTATCAATTTGTCTTTACCAGGAAGTTCCATGTTTTCCAAAATGTAGATCGGATCAGTTATTACACCCATTTGCATTAGCTGTAATATTTTATTCTCAATCCATTCCTTATTTTCAGGTAACATAGATCCAGCTTTGGCTCTTACATTGAAATCCATTTCACTAAACATAGATCCAACATAACTACGTTCCTCAGAACCTTCATCCCCATCTACCATTACAGTATGTAGGTCTGTTCCTAAATGTTTAATCATAGCAACCCACATAGATCCTAATGTTTGAATTGCTTGGTCCACTGCTCTTGCTTTGAAATCAATCTTAGTGGTGGAGGCCTGTCTATAGATCTGAGCTTGGACCCCACTGGTTACATTGGAATCTGCCTTACCTTGTGTGGCCTTATTTACTCCGCTAATCGTTTCAAACATATCATTCATCATTTCATAGAAATTGAATACATATCCTGGCATACTTCCAGGTTGGGACATTTGAACCATTCCAGGCCCCTTCTTTCTTATAACCCCACCTGGTTTATTAGCTATTTGATCTACAACATCTGTTGTTTCATCTACTACCCATTGAGGGTTTGCCATTAAATGAATATTGTCCATTATCTGACTACTCATACGATCCATTGAAAGGTTAATAGACTTCAGTCTCTTAGGTTCTGGTTTTCCCCAAAAGCTATGAGCCGATCCACCATTCTTTAGCACCACAAAAGGAAATGGATGTGGTACATGATTTTCATTATTAAAGAATGGATATTTTGTCGGTCCGTCATAGAGGAGAACACCATTACAAATTGTGGTCTGTCTGATGTATCCAGGATACTTATCTTTTTCAATAACATTCCCTTCCATCTCAGGATCATCTACATATTCTTTTGAATAATCTCTTGCATAACATTCTATGATTAGAGCTCTCTCTTCTAGGTCTTTCATAGCTCTATTCGTATTCTCATAGTAGTTAGTTTCCTTAGCTTGAGTATCTGTTACTTGAACTAGGTTACTACCCCCCACATGAACATCATTAATTTTTAAAGCCTGATATTTATCAAGCTCTGACATTGCCTTTACATACTTACCATTTTTATACTTATGTCTTATCTCCCATAATGGAGTAGGTGCAGCATAAGCAACATATTCAGCATTCTCCAACTTGGTCGCTGATGGGTTTACAAAAAATGCATAAGGGTCTACAACGTCTGCATCAGGCAGATCGTCATCTCCCATTGTAATTTTTAATATACCACAACCATAGACTAGATAGTCCAGGAGCCAATCAGGAACTAGATTCTGCATATCTCTCAGCACCCATAATTCATCCATCTGCTTTTGTAAAATCTCAGCAGACTTCATTTCTATTTCTTCTGATCCAATATTGACAATATCAATCCTTGGTGGCCTACTAGAAAGAATTGGTACCATTGTATCTATAGCACTAGCAATTAAGTCTAAGGTTACTTGGTTTTTAAAAGATGGCATGTTTAATCCTGCCCAGTGGTCACCCATGTACAGTTGCTCTGCCTCTCTAAATACTTTCATAGTATTGTTTTTTGCCTTCTTGGCTATGTCAAACATATTCTGAGTACGTCTTACAATCTTAGCCTCTTCTTTAGAAGGGTTATATTTTTGTGC